TGCTTATTCGGTGCGCACAGTGCGGAGATTTGCGAGGCTTTTGTGTCAAACAGCCTATCTCGTCTTATCGGTGTGCGGCCTGCGGTGGAGAAACGCCGCTGCACGATCTCACGTCGGCGCACATCCGCTGTAAGTGCGGGAAGAGCTTCAAGTATCGAACGAACATTGAAGAGGACAGTATCACCTACAACTGCCTTTCCTGCGGCGCGCCGGTCGATCTGGTCTATAACAAGAAAGCCCGCGCCTATCAGACGGTGCGATGATGCTCATTATCACCGTTCATGTGAACGCTCCGGCAGGGCAGGCCATTGGCATAAAGGAGCAGATTGCTCAGGATTTGGAGCGATACGGAGATACCCGTGTGGTGTCGGTAGAGGTAGTGCGGCCAACATACCGGCAAATGCAGATTGGAGAGACTGTCAGCCAGCAGGGCGGCAAGAGGAAGTAAGAACAGATTGGGGTGAGCTATTACGACGCTTTCGGAATTGAATC